TGGGCGGCTACTGTAATAACAATACTTTCTGTAATTATTGTCATAGAACGAGAACTAAAGTCAAATAACCAATAACGGAACGCAAGAATAGAACTTCCTTCAGGATAGCAACTATTAATTTGAATTTGCCATGTATTTCAATAGGTAGTAGTAGAAAGATTGGGAAGTAGCTACAATTCCGGGGCGGTGCCGGAACTTGCACAAATAATAATATTAATATAATGGCTGAGATATTTAATAATCGGATTTGCGTGTTTGCGAATGAATTAATCATCTTCAATCCCAAAACGCAAGTTGGGAGTGAAGATGGGTTCATTCCTGAAGGAACATACTATTCGATGGCGAGGAACGGGCAACTTATCGTACTCCGTCGTGGTATTCCCGGATGTCCTGCCCTAGTAGATTTTGAAACCATGAGAAAGGACATAAAGAAAGAGTACATTGTACGTAAGGGTGATCCCCGTGCGGAAATTGCCGCTAAAACACAGAAATCCATACTGGAAGATGCGATTGTCTACAGCAATGCCGCCTACGAGTTTTTCAGTGTAAAATACCGCTATGACGGTGACAAGAAACTTCCCCCCGCGAAGATTGACGAATATACCCTGAATGTACGCATCATGAACGCACTTCTCTCCCTTCGTGATGGTCGTAAAGCCAACTCGATAGGCGGTGGCGGTACGCGCATCAACGTTTGGGAAAAGCTCTGCAAGTTGAGCAATGATCTGCTGACACTGAAAGACCCGAACGGGCGTGATATTTTTCCTCATAATCTGCCGAAGAACTGGAAGGCTTTAAAACGTAAATGCGAGCAATATGAAGCGGCACGACGGGTCAGCGAGGAAGAAGGCTATCGCAGTGTCATCCATAAATCGTATGGCAACAAATACGCGGCAGTCGTACTGAACGAGGACGCAAAGGCGGTGATGCATAAATTAATCAGTATGCATAACAATCTGAATAATGTTCAAATCATGGAAGAATACAACAAAGTGGCTTCCCTGATGGATTGGAAACCGATCGATAGTCCTACCACCGTTGAGAACTGGAGACAAAAATTTGCTCTCACAACAATGGCGGGAAACAAGGGAGACAAAGCTCTGAAGAACACACGCATGAAACAGATACACCGCGAAGCCCCGACACAAGCACTTACTTACTGGACGCTGGATGGATGGGATGCGGAACTGTTCTATCAGAAAAAGACTCCCAAAACGGTAAAGAAAAACGGTGAGGAAAAGAGATATATGTACACCACTTATACCAACCGGAAAACGATGGTAGTCGTACTTGACGCATGTGAAAAATATCCGGTAGGGTATGCCATTGGCGACCATGAATCACCCGCTCTTATTCGTGAAGCATTACGAAATGCGGTACAACATACCAAAGAGCTATTTGGGGAACGCTATAAGCCTTTACAGCTACAAAGCGACAATTATCAAAAGAAGGTGATGGTTCCCTTCTATGAAGCCATGACCAAGTACTATACACCAGCCGCTTTGGGAAATGCAAAGTCTAAAATTGTAGAACCCTATTTCAAACGGCTGAACGTGGAATACTGCCAAAAACAGGCGAACTGGTCGGGCTTCGGTATCACTGCCGACAAAGATAACCAACCTAATTTGGAAGTATTAAACCAGAATCACAAGTTCATCCCGGATGAAGCCACCGTTATTGCGCAATTAGAGGCTATAATAGCGCAGGAACGGGCAAAGAAGATAGATGCTTACCGCGCTGCATGGGAACGTACCGAAGAAGCCCGCAAAATGCCTTTCGGGATTGAGGAATATCTGATGCTCATGGGGGAAACCACCGGACGCACAAACAAGATCACAGGTTCGGGACTGTTTATCGAGTTCATGGGTGAACGAATCTGCTTCGACAGCTTCGACCTTTCTCTCCGCGACCATTACAACGAAGACTGGGTAGTACGCTTTGACCCGGACGATATGAGTCAGGTGCTTGTATCGAACGCAAAACGCCTGAAGTCCGGTCGTGTTGACAAAGAGATTGGGACATTGCAATACGTGCTGCAACGTGATATTAAAGTCCCGATGGCTTTGGCTGATCAGAAACCGGAACATTTTGAATACCGGACACGTGTCGACAGGTTCAACAATGAAATGGTGGAAACAGTAAAGGAGAAGGTGAAAGACGTAGACAGACGAATCACTACCATTTGTCAGCGTATCCCTGAAATAGCTGCGGGTACAGTTCTTGACCGCTACCTGATAACTGACAGCTTAGGACAACACAAGGATGTTCGGTCAAAAATGAGGGATGATGCCACGGACGCGGATTTCACGGAAGTGACTCAACATATCACCCGACAAAGTGTAGTAATGGCTTCCACCGGAACGGATGATGAAGATTACGATTACAACCCGCTGGACATGAATTTTTCAAGATGATTTAAAAACAATTTAAAAGATATACAACATGGATAATCAAGCATTAAAAATGTACATAGAGAAGTTAATCAATCGCGGATCATCTGCAACGGAGTTGGCGCGTAAATGTGGAATATCGGATACCGCCATGTCCCAATTCAGAAGCGGCAAGTATGGAGCTAACGAAGACTCTATCGCTGAAAAGATCGCTTCCGGTCTTAATTACTACGAAAACGCCTGGAATGTAGTGGAAAGCGTCACCAGTTACCAGCAGGTACGCACCGCGTTCGTGGCAGCCAAACGGAATCACAAATGGATGTGCATATCTTCCCGATCCGGCAGTGGGAAGACTCAATCCCTCATAGACCTTTATAACATGAGTACTGATAATTCAGTCATATATCTGAAATGCCGGAAGTGGACGGCACGTAAATTCCTGACCAAGTTAGCCACATGCATGGGGGAAACGGTAACGCGCTATATGGATAACGATGACCTTATGGACTTGGTTGTTTCACACATAAACCGCATGGCTGGAAAATCCCCTTTGTTAATCCTTGATGATGCCGGAAAACTGGCGCACAGTGCTCTTTGTACGTTGATACCTCTATATGATGATACTTTACACCGTTTGGGGGCTATCGTAGCCGGAACGGAGACGCTGGAACGCAATATAAAGCGTTATGTCGGTCGTGTAGAAGGATACGACGAAATAGACGGCAGATTTTGCCGGAACTACATCGCATTGCTGGGAGCCACAAAGAAGGATGTCAAAGCCATTTGCGCGGCAAACGGGATCAATGATACGGAGGAACAGGAAAACATTTGGGGAAAGTTGAATAAAGAGAAAAAAGAGCCTGTGCCGGGAAAATATGTTTGGTTTACCGATGATTTACGTGAACTGTCTGGCATGATCGAAGACCGTATAATCAAACAACAAATCGAGCGTGGAGAACTGGCATGAAAGTTTGGAGTCAGAAGAACCTAGAAGACATCCGACATGAATATATTGATTTTGACGGTGAATGGTATCTGGCATTCGGTCGTCCGGAAAAATCCGGTTGCTGGATCATTTACGGAAAGTCGGGACAAGGAAAAAGTTCTTTCGCTCTGCAGCTGGCACGCAAATTTGATGAAATGGGGCTCCGGGTTCTTTATTTAACACTTGAAATGGGCGCATGCGACGACTTCGTGAATTCCGTTCTTAGCGTCGGCATTCATAGTAAAACGAATAATATAATCTATTCGGATGAAGCCACCATCACAGAACTGGACGAATACCTCTCAAAGCAACGCAGCCCGGACGTGATAATGATAGACTCCATACAATACTTCGAGCAGCAAGGGGGAGCGAAAGCCCCCGAAATAATCCGCCTGCGCAAGAAGTATCCGCGAAAGATATTTGTCTTCATCTCGCATGTGGACGGGCGCGAGGTGGAAGGAAAAACAGCCTATGACGTGAAACGTGACAGCTTTAAAAGAATCTACGTGGAACATTTCAAGGCAACATTTATCGGACGTGGCAAAGGAGGTTCACGCGGATATTACATAGTATGGGCGGAAGGGTATCAAAAATATTGGATTGAAAATATTAAAAGCGATAATGATGGAACAGAAGACGAAGAAACCTATCAGTAAGAGCCTTATCAAACGCTTGCATATCATATACAGCGCACAAGGCATTGATGACGAACAAAAGCGGGCTATCCTGCTAGACCTGACAGACGGACGGACAAATACCACAAAAGAGTTGACATACAGCGAGGCAATGTATCTCTGCGGTTATTTGAACGGTGCGAAAAAAGAAAACCGGGATCTAACCATCACCGAACGGGAAATAAGGAGACGCAGATCGGCTGTCCTGAAGAGAGTGCAGCGGATCGGAATCGACACAACGGACTGGGGAGCGGTGAATGCGTTTTGCCTTGATACCCGGATAGCAGGAAAGAAGTTTCGCGAACTGGACGGGGAAGAACTTCTCCTGTTGATACCGAAGCTGGAGTCAATATTAAAAAAGAAAGAAGATGGCGGATATTAGTGCGGAACAACACCGGATAAACCGGATTAATGAATTACTGGATCGGCTTGACAAGATTCCCGGTGATACCATACACGAAAAATTGTATGCCGGAAATATGAATCGTAACGAGTTTGCGAAGTTGGTAGACCAAAGGTCATCGCTTTATATCGAAGCGGAAAACAAGGAACGGGAACTGAAAGAAGTATATAAAATCAAATTGTAATTAATCATTTAAAAGTTAATAGTATGGATATTAGTAAATTGTCAAAAGAAGAAAAGGCGGAACTGTTGCGTAAACTGAAAGAGGAAGAAAAAACAGAGTCCATTCAGCGGAAAGAAACCTACGAAGCATTGAGGCATCAATTCATGTTCGATGTGGAAAGTAAACTCATGCCAGTGGTGAATGACGTTCAGGGCTTTTATGATTGGATTGTAGGTGAAAGCAAGGCTTTCCGTAACGTGATGCGTGAATACGGTCAGCTCCGTATGCGTCAGGGTGAAGAAACCGCCACTTTTTCAGTAGTAGACGGGAACTTCAAACTGGAGGTAAAAAGCAATAAGGTGAAAAGTTTTGATGAACGTGCCGATCTCGCTGCCGAAAGGCTGATTGACTACCTGAAGAATTATATAGCCCATTCGGAAAAAGGAGTCGATGATCCGATGTATCAAATGGCGATGACGCTTCTCGAACGTAACCGTCAGGGAGATTTGGATTATAAGTCTATAAGCAAGTTGTATGAATTGGAGTCACGTTTTGATGAAGAATATGCGGCTATCATGCAGTTGTTCAAAGAAAGCAATGTGGTATATAAAACCGCAACTAATTACTATTTCCATAAGCGTGATGAAAACGGAGTATGGCGTCGTATTGAACCTTCATTCTGTAGATTATGATCATAGCAGTTGACTTTGACGGAACCATTAGCCGGGGGAAATTCCCGGCTATTGACGGAGAGCAGCCATACGCTGGCGAATCGCTTCGGAAACTACATGATGAAGGACATAAAATCATTATTTGGACATGCCGTACTGGTGATCAGTTATTGAATGCCATCAACTGGCTGTTGGAACGCAAAATACCATTCGACCGTGTGAATGACCATGATCCTGAAAATGTCGCTAAATATGGAGAAGGCGGGAAAAAGATATATGCCCATTGCTATATCGATGACAAAAACATCGGAGGTTTTCCCGGATGGCTGGCATGTGTGGAGGAGATTGAACGGATGGAAGAAGCCTATAAGATTTCTTTAAAAGAAAAATGAAACGTCCCCCTATTAAATTCATAATCCAAATAGATGAAGACCGACTCTCGGAACTTATTTATTATTGGAATTACTACGACAAACCCTATGACTTACTTTTCCGCAAACCGAAAACACCGGGACTAGCCGCAGTAATATTGACGGTAGAAAGCGATGAGAGTGCGGACTTCCTATGGAGAATAAAAGAGAAAACAGGGGCAAAGTTATACCAAAAATAAAATCAAGTTACAATGAGAAAAGAATACTATAATTACATTGTAAAGATGCCCGCAGTGCTTCATGAAATGTTTCGTCAAAAGGTTTATGACAATCATTTTTCAGATATGAAAACTGTAATGACTCACTTAATAAATTCATATATCTGTACGTGTGACGGAAAGAAAGTTTCCAGAGCGACACAGCTTGTTCTTTCACACATGAAAAAGAATCCTGATATGGAATTCTTTTTCCGCCACCAAGAAAAGTCTGTTTTTGTTTTTGAAATGGATCATTCCGTTATCAGTGGCTTACAGCGTGCGATCGAAGTTAGTGGTCTTAACCGAACTAAATTAGCCATACACTTGATATGTTCTTTTATTTCAAGTGCCGACACTACCCTTCAAGCACTTTCCGGAGAGATTCTTGTAGGCTCTATCTCTTGTAATCAAGATACATACTTAATCCATACTTATGTGAGCGACTATCAGTATGTATTTCTCAAAGAAACGGCTATAACTAGAAAAATGAAAATAGAGGGGATGCTTACTGCAGCAGCGGAAATACTTGTAAGAAATGATGCTGATGCGGGCTATTACACACCGGACGTGCTTCAAAATATAGCAGATCGGGTACTTGCTATACAGGGAAGTACACTAAAGGATTTTCGTAGACAGAAACTGGTATCTATCCGGACGAACACCATAGGTTGTGACCGTATTCTCCTTTTTATGAGAAAGCATAATATAGCTTCATATAGAGAATTTCTTCGTCGAGTCGTATTATTCTTTTTAGAAGCACGTTATCTGATTTATAAAAAAGAAATAGATATTCAGGGTGATGATTTACCGGAGGACAACACTGAAGACTGGGAAGAAAATCTGTATAAAAATTATGCTAAAAAAGATTTTGTAAGAAGTATTTATATATAAATAGAAATGGTAAAAGTAAGAATTGTACAAGCAACTATCGGATACTACGAAGTAGAAGTGAAGCGGGCATGGTATTTGCCTTGGGCTACTGTGTATGATGGATGCATGCCTTGGCGTGGATCTGCCAAACAAGCGCAAGAACTAAAAGTAAAATTACTATTAAGATATTCGTAATAAGAAAGAAAGGAGCTAAATAATGCCAATAAGTGAAGTGTATAATATGGACTGTATGGATTACATGAAAAGTATTCCTGATAAGTTTTTTGATTTGGCAATAGTCGATCCGCCCTACGGAATTGATAAGGCGTTTACGCCAAACAGTCGAATTTCAAAATACGGTCAAACTATTACTGCAAACGATAATAAGCCTAATATAGTATATTTTGACGAGCTGTTTAGGGTTAGTCATAATCAGATAATATTTGGATATAACCATTTGTCTGATATGTTACCAAAATGTAAAGAATTTATCTTTTGGTATAAACATCAACCTGCAATATCCTATGCAGATGGTGAACTCGCTTGGACTTCATTCCAGAAATCCGCAAAGTGTTTTGATTTCCCATATTTTGGAAACATAAACTCTGAAAAAAAAAGAATGCATCCAATGCAAAAGCCAGTCAAACTCTATTCATGGATTCTAAAAAACTATGCTAAATTAGACGATAAAATACTAGATACTCACTTGGGGAGTGGAAGTAGTAGAATAGCCGCCTATAAAATGGGATTTGATTTCTATGCTACTGAAATAGACAAAGAATATTTTAATGCTCAAGAAGAACGCTTCCGGTGTGAATGTTTCGGTGAAATAAAAACAGAGAAAGGAACTTTAGTACAAACAAGCCTATTTGGCGTATAACCAATAGAGTAATGAGTAAAAATATAAGTGTTAAAACAGAAGAACCGTTCTGCCAGTTAGTAGGATTGCCAGGGGTTAATCGAGATATTGATTCGTACTGGATTAATGATACAAGTGATATTAAACCGACCCTTGAACTCGGATTCGCATGTACTGCTGCCGGAAACAATGGAGCGTTAAATATTTGGAAGGATGATGCAGGAATAATTCGTGGCGAATTGTCGCGATGGCGTTTAACTGTTGAAGAAAAGATATTTTCTAATTATTCAGAAGCAGAAAATATCTTT